GTATCTTCTTTGAGTTTTTCTTTCATAAACTCAATCATTTCTTGCATTGGTGTTTTCATTTTTCTTTGGTGTTATAATCCTAAACTTTTTTTGGTTTCTAGTATCTTAATCTGTTTCTCTAGTTCCTCTATTCTCTCATCAGCTTTCCTAGCTCTCTCTACTGCTCTAATCTTGTCAGCTATTGACTCAGAGATAATCCTATCAAAAGAGAATCTCTCATCCTCTAGTGCTTGAATGTATCTTAATTGTCTGAATAAAGCATCCTCAAAAGCCTTTAGCTCTTTACTTTCAGACTTCTTAGTCCACTTCATAACAAGTTCTAGAAGCATCTTCATATCTGCATTGTTCTGCAGCTCTAATAAGTTTCTGTCTACTTTGTACATCTGTCTATTTTTAACAAAGATATTAAATAATTTTAATTACACAACTATCTTTCTTTATAATTATAGCTATAAGGACTTACTACACCCTCTTTTATGTTGTTAGCCTCTTGGTTTATTTTCTCCCTGACATAAGCTATCTCTCTTTCTATGTAATCTTTAGCTTTGTATAGGTCTTGCAACTCGTCATCTTTCTTTCCTGCCCTAGCAATATACTTAATGACATTACCCTTGTTGAAATTTAAAGCGTAATGATTACACACATCTATAATGTCATAATCTCCTGTCGCTTCATAGTGCATCTGTGTTCCTCTCATTTTTAATCTTTAAGTATTTGTTATAATATTTTTTAGTATCTCGGTATTTATAGCCTTTATATATTCCACCATTCCACATTCTTACTAGCTCCTCCTCTGTAGGGAATCTACAATGCTTCTTAAGGAAAACTTCCTTACCATAACACATATATAGTTTAAATACCTCCTCAGAGGCTTTCTCAGAGAACATCTGCTCGTGGTAGTAGTTAGTGCCATAAACCCTATTAACATCTTTTAAAACGCTTCTCTGTATCTGCAGGATACCATAAGACCTACCACCATCTCCTATAGAGTCAGGATTGTTATTTGTCTCTACAGTTTTTAAGATAGTCATTATAGATACTAGTGTGGATAGAATATAAGTCATTACTCAATCTTTAAAAACTCTGCTTCTCCGTGTTTCTTAAACCATTCCTTATTCTCTTGGTACTTATCAATAACTGCATCTATCATAACTAGCTCGTCTACACTAGCACTAGATATTTTATCCACTAAGTCCTCTAGCTTGTTTAGAACATTGGTAGTCATCTCAGGGTTGTTGTTATAGATGTTATTGTAGTTGGTATTGAATACCTGCTCTAACTCTTTGATACTTCTGTTTACATTGTATTTTACTGACTCCTTATAAAATCTGCTACCCTTTAGTGAGTCCATAGTCTCAATTAATAACTGAGATAAGAGTATTGCCTTTAAGTAATTTAATTCTGTCATTCGTTTAGATTTATTATTGTTGCCTGTTCTTCTCTTAGTAAGTAAACTTTTTTGTTACTTCTACTCTTAGTCCATAATGTAGTATCAGGACAGTAAAGTTCTTTGGTATCATCTAGCTTTAACTCATTAAGCCAAAATAAATAGTTAGCCTTAGGGTCATTAACAAAGTATATCTTGACCATATCCTCAGGCATATCCATTAGCTTGTCATATTTGAGCTTCTCTAGCATCTTGGTCTCATAGTACTTTTTTCTGAACTTCATTTCTATTACACAAGGATGTCCCTTAGGGGTTTCTCCTACTGCGTCATAGTGTTCAAAGCCACCACCGCACCAATCTAAGTCCCAACCATCTAGGTTTAAAATCTGTATTACTGCCTTTTCTAAATTATGTACTTTATTTATGTCCATTCTCGTATATCTCGTTCAGTTGTGTAATCCACCTATTAATCTCTTTAGGATTACAAGTACAAGGTTTGTAGTACTTATGATTGAAATATACTGCGTGGAATTGACATAGCATTTCAAACTCCTCAGGAGCTAGTGTGTTCTTTTTGTTGTTCCTAAAGTTTGTCCAGTCTATGTAGTCTTGTTTAGTAAATTTATTTTCCATTCCTGCTGATTTTTATTTTGTTAAGTTTATCTTTTCTCTCCTCACATCCACAGTTCTCTCCTAGTATCTTTTTAGTAAGCCACTTGATTCCTGTGTAGGTGGTAATCTTTTCTATTAAATCTCCTAGTCTCATTTTTTTCTTTTTTCACGTCTGCGTTGTTGTTTTAGCATTATTGCTTTGTCTCTTTCTTTTCTATACTCCCATCCTGTAATTGGGTGTATCTGATTTTTTATGAGTTCTGTGATTCTGTTCATTTGAATAAGTCTTTAAGATGTTTCTTTACTTTTCTATAAGTGTTATAAAGTGAGTAATAACTTATGTTTGTTTTGTCGCTTAGAGATTGGAAACTCTCTCCTGAGTCTATCAGTTCAAATACTTTCCTATCATACCAGTATAAAGATTCCATTTCTTTGTTGAGCTTGTCGTATAGTATTTGATAGTCTATATGCAAGTCTTGCTCTAGCTCCTTACTGATTTCTTCAATTCCTACTATGTCTACTTTCTTTTCTTTTCTTTTAAGGTCTAAGAATAGTGTTTGCAAGGTTCTATAAACATAGTAATAATTTACCTCTTGCTCGTTGTACATAATATCAGTACCTGACTTAACAAGTCTATCTATCTTAATGTACATCTCCATCACTATATCCTCAGCGGTATCAGGATTAACTCCAAAGGATTCTACTATGTCGCACCAGTCTTGATGCTTTTTGAAAATTATCTCTAGTACTTCCATACAGTTATATGCAAGCCAAATAGTAAGCACATAACGGTAATCTGATGGTAAAAATCATCCTCGTGAACTTCCTCTATGTCAGGCTCTAAATTAGGGTTATAATATAAAATGCCTGCTGATAGTCCATAGATAGGTATAATCTGTAAATTAACTCCTGTGTTTCCAAAATCTATTGTCATAATTAAAAAGGTACTTCCTCTTGTTTAGGGTTATGTGGTTCTATTATATTTCTGTGGTTTATCTCAAATCCTACATTATTCATAATACTCTTTAGTCTTATTGGTTCGTCTAAACTTGTTGGTCTACCTCCTGTATCAATGTCTTTTACTTTCCTAACGTGAATGAGTGAATACATCCAATCTCTAGGGTGTTGTATATATCTGTGTATTACTATAAAATCATCAGCTCTATTCACAAACTTACCCCCTCCTTCTACATCACTAGCCATTGGTGGGATAGGATGTTCTGCGTACTCGTGGTTCTGTCCGTGCTTTTTTCTTAAAGCCTCAGTAGCTGCGTGAGTGTTAAGCCATATAGTTATGTTATTAGTCTTACAGAATATTCTCATCTCGCTTGTTGCTTGGTAATCATACTCGTGTCCACTCAATCCTTTTAATACGTTCTTATCTTTTATTAGAGAGTTATAAGGGTCTATCAATAATCCGTCATAATTCCAAGCGTTCTTAACGTGTTGTGCCAGTTCTAATACTTGCTTATAAGTGTATAGGTCATTAGGCTCTATAAACTTAAATCTCTCATTAATCCAAGCTACTCTCTTTTCAAATATCTCATCTGATATTTTGTTTATTGGAGTTGCCTCTATAAACTCTACTAGCTTTCTTATAAGTGCATAAGGCTCATTCTCAGCACTAAATACTAACCACCTTAAATCGTGTTTCCTAGAGTACAATAACATAAGATACATTATCACAGTAGTTTTACCTACGTTAGCGTGTCCTAGTATTACATTAAAGTTTCCTTTCTTTAGTCTAAAGTGTTGGTCAATCTGTGGGATGTCTAATCTATATCCCTCTCTGATTTTACCTGACCTTACATTCCTTAGTTTCTTAATCTGTTCTTCAAAATTTATAAGCATCTGTCTATTTTTTTGTCTAAGGTAATAAAAAAGGGGAATAAGTTACCCTACTCCCCATTAGTTTCTAGAAAGGTAAATCCTCTCTATCAGGAGCAAATGCCTCAGCAGTTACTGCCTCTTGTTTAGGTAAAGAATCTAATTTGTCTACTCTCCAGGATGTTAGGTTAGTAAAGTACTTACCTTGCCACTCTCTAGCGTTTACGTTAAACTCTACTGCTACTAAGTCTCCTACTTTGTTGTACTGTACGAACTTATCTACTGAGTCTGCATAGTTAGCACTCTTGTACATATTAAAAACGTACAGGTTGTTGTACTGCTCCTCTGTTTTTAAGATAAAGTCTAATGACTTAGCTCCATTATCGTGGGTCTTAATCTCTGAAATTTGGTCTATCTTACCGTTTACTTTATAACTCATAACTAACTGTATATATAATTTACTATTCTCTCTGCGAACTCTAATACCTCATCCTCTGATGATGGTTTGTCTTTGTAAAAGTTTACTGCACTAGCAACACTTGACTGCCTAATAATAAACTTTTGTACATCATTGGTCTTTTGTACAGGTGCTACTTGTTGTGGAGCAGGTCTGTTAGGGTTGTATATGAGCTTAGCATTTCCATACTGAGCGTTAGTTACCTCAAACTCTATCTCATCTCCTACGTTCTTCTTAAAGTCTCCTTTAGAGTTAAACGTAAATGTCTCGCCTGTTGCCATAGTTACCTTGTTTCTAGTGAGTATGCTACCATAACTCTCAAAAGTCCCATTAGGCTCTATGTTAGTAATCTTACCTGTTTTCATTTTCTAATTGTTTTTGATTTATTTCTAGTAATGCTTCTAGTTCTTCTATTCTACTTTCCATTGATTCTATCCTTGCTTGGTATAGTCTTATCAAATCCTCTGTGTAAGTCATATCTCTAAGTCTTTAAGCTCTTTTCTAAAGAGAGATAATTGATACTCAGTTTCCTGTAGTTTTCTAGTGTGGTAATCCTCTGCCCACTCTAGGTTCTTGATGTTGTCTTGCAGGATTCCTGCCAGTTGTTCATTTGTCATAATATCTGTTTTTAAGATTAATATGGTTGCAAGATATAAAAAATTCTTAATAAACAAAAATAATATAAAAAAAAAGAGATACTAAGTTAATAGTACCTCCTTTTCTACAGATTTAAGACAAATGTCAGACAGACACTCCAAATATAATACTTATTGTTCCAACTCCAATAACTTTTTCTTATAAATTTCTATCATATCTTGTAACTCCCAGTCTTTTAGTTTGACCATTGTTCTACTCTTAGCTAGTAGCTCATCAGCTTTCTCTTGTCCTAAGTGTTTAGCGAATAAGTATTGCTCTCCATAGCGGTAAGTATTACAGTATTTGCATTGCACCTGTACGTTATCCTCATCCCATCTAGTAGCATAATGCTTTCTAGACATAAAGTGTCCTGCGTGCATATCTCCTCCTTTGTAGTTTCCTTTCTTACCACAAGTAATACACTCTACTATATCATTCTTAGCATAACGCCTCCTGATATATTCAGAGAATACTTTGTCTAGGTTGTTTACGATTGTCTTTCTGCTTGGTTTTTTAGGCATCTGTCTGTAAGTGTTTAGTAACCGTCTTGGTGTTGTAAGAGTAGTTTACCAGTCTCTAAGTCTAGGTCTCTTATAGCCCTGTATATAATCCTAGAATTTTTTTTTACTTCTAGCTTCTCAGCCTTAGTGCTATCTGAACCTAGATTCGTGTACATAATAGCGTCTATCTCTAGGAGTTGGTTAATTCTCTCTACTACTGTTTTCTGATAATCCTCTGCAATTCTTAGTATTTCTTCTCTCATAATCTCTATAGTATAATACTATATATAGTTTATTGTTATTATTATTTATATATAAATATAATATATATTATAGTATAATACTATATATAGTATAATAAAAAATAGGGTTTTTGTATCTTATAGAAAAATAAAAACCTAGAAAGTTATTAACAACTTATCTATTCTCTTTCTTAGCACTACCAAAATAGTACCCAAATATTGACAGAGCAACACCCTCTACAATACCTAAGAGGTGTATAAAGATTTCTTTATTAGACTCAGGCACTTGTGTAGTAACTACTGTATAGACCAAGAATCCAAATGCTAATAACCCTACTATCCCAGTAACATTAAACATCCAGTCAGTACCAAACCTTCTTAGTTTTACTTCTCTATTCCTAGCTGAGTCTCTATCGCTTACTTCTATCCTGTAAGCTTCTAGGGACTCATTTAAGAGCCTTTCTTTCTCATCAGGTGTCAGACTATCATCTCCATCTAGAATGTCTCTTACAACGCCTAAAACACCATCTTTAGGTAAAAAGCCTGATAGCTTCCCTACAATCTTTCCTAGCTTAGTATCTTTAAAAGGTTTCTTATCCATATACCCAAGTTACATTAGCAGGCTTATTGGGGTCGTTATCAACGTGTATAAACGTTTTAGCTATTCCTATTCTAGTAAATCCTGCTTTTAATAGTGATGTTATTATCTTATGTCGCTTCACGCTATCTGTACAAGATATATCTGCAGCGTGTCCTTTAGTGTGAGATGAGTTGTCTACTCCACCTACTTTCCTGTTATGTTCTAGGGTTCTAAAACCACTAGTAATCCTAAAAGAGGTATCAGCAAGTGAGCGTGCTTGGTCAAGTCTACTTAAAAACTCTTTATCCATAGCTTCGCCACTTCCCACCATATCAGGACTATCAAATTCAGAAAGTTTAAAATATTTCATATAATTTTCCCTAATAGAATACTTGTTAAAACCATTACTAACATCACTAATAAACCAAACTGAAACTTATCCCAAGTACTACCCTCTTTCTTTTGGTGTAGCCATACTTTAAATTCTATAAACTTAAATACTATATTATCAATTAGCTTTCTCATTTATTTTCTCGTTTAGTCGTTTAATATCTTTTCTTACTCTTTCCCTTTCAAGTTTTATTTCTAATATCTCGCTTTCTAAAACTCTAATGTCTGGAAACACATAAGTATTTTGATTGAATCTTAGTGCCTTTGCCTCGCTCTCTGTATCTGTTATTCTGCCCTCTAAATGTGAATACAACAATACCGCACTACCAACTAATATAACTATCTGTATTAGCCATTTAATATTGATTGATATTCCTGCATCGTCATTTAGCTTAGGTAGATTTTCTCCCATTAAATTTGCCTTTCAAGTAATAGAATAATTCTTTTCCTAATAGACCAAAGAAACCACCGACAAGACCAACTACTGCGGCTTGTGCTACTCCCATAATTGTTACAGTTGATAGGGCAGTAAATACAAAGCCACTAATGAATGATATTTTATTGTCAAGTGTCATATTTTATATGGGGGCTTTTACACCCCCTTTATTTTAAATTCCTTCGTTGTAAAGTGTTGTTACTTCTCCTGCGGAAATTTCTCTATCAAAGATTCTTAATTGGTCTATTTCGCCGTCTAAAATTTGATAATTTCCTGCGTTTTGAACCACGTGTCCAAGTCTAAATGTTCCTGTTACGGCAGAAATTGCTGTGTTATTTGTAGTGTCAGGTGTTGTTGTAATTAATTCATTATCCAAATACATATTAATAGAGGAACCTGTGCCATAAACTCCGTTAAACGTAATCACAAGGTGGTGCCAAAGATTATCATCATATGTTCCGTTTGTTGCTTTAACATATACGGAACCTCCATTATTAGCTCCATATCCCCCACTTACACGACCATCTGCGAGTAAAAAAGCATATGCCCACCAATAATTGTTAGATAAACCATAAGGTCCAACAGAAAATAAATTATTATAACTTGATTGCTGACCTCCTTTGAACCACAAACTTACAGTTCTTAAATTAGCAACAGTAGGTGTATATGTTGTATTTATAGCACTTGTACTTCCATTAAATACTGCTGAATATAAAAACTCCCCATTAGCATAGTCAGGAGTTGTAAACGTACCATTATAAGTTCCTGTTTCATCAGCAGCAGTACCATCTAATTTGTAGTAAGCAATACAACTTGTATCTCCTAAGATTTGAGTACCCTCTGACTGTCTGCCTCCATAAGTACAAGCAGATTCAGCAAATAAAATATCTACATCGTCTTGGTCTAAGGCTTTGTTGAATATACGAACTTGGTCTATTGAGCCGTTGAAACTACCAGCCCCATCATCTCTACCTCCAATGCAAGGAACACTTAAACCGTTAAAATAATCAGGAAAAGCATCTGTTTTTTGT